GTCGCGAACGACCGCTCCCAATGACTGAAGTCATGGGAGAGATCGATATTGAAAAGAGTGTCTCCTTGGAGTTCATTCGTTTCAATGTCTATGGGGGCCTCGATGAGGCCCTCGGTCGACAACTCTTCGCAGCAGCGGTTTATACCGCCGTTGAGAAAGGTTTCATCGGGATGGATGGGGAGGTACTCCGCTCCATCCCGGCGCGCTCGATTGCCATACCGGAACCCGGCGGCAAAGCGAGAATAGTGACTACAACTCCCTGGTGGGTAGTTATAATCACTCAACCAGCAGGCCACTGCCTTAGGGAGTGGCTGCGGTTCCATCCAAGTGCAGTAGCTGGACTTGAACGGGCAGATCAGGCTTGGCTATACCTAAACCTGATCTCAAAGGTCAAACCAGTCGCTGACGGTCTGGTCCTTTCGTCGGACCTCGAAGAGGCAACCGACGCAATTCCTACAAAAGTGGCTGAAGCTCTTCTGAAGGGATTTACATCAGCACTCGGAATTAATTCCAAGTGGATGATGCACTCTATAAACCTTGCGGTATCCGAAAGGTTTATAGAACTCGAAGTTAACGAATATTTCGTTAAACGACGAGGCGTTCTCATGGGAGAACCCATGACGAAAGCTATTCTGACGTTAATTGCATTAGCGGCAGAAGAAAAGGCAATACGGGATTATCTCGAATTGCCTTACCAGGCTGTCCAGGTATCCTGGAGAGCCTTCGCAGTCGGAGGCGATGATCACATCGCCTACGGACCCTACGGCTATCTCAAAGAGATAACCGCAAATCTTAAGAGGTGGGGTTGTAAAATCTCACCTCTTAAGCACGCAATATCCGGCGAAGCCGTTAAATATTGCGAAAAGATCCTTCTCCTTAAGGATAGGGACCTTTTTATAAGACCCAGTCAGGTCAATAGATCTGCTGAGTCTTATGACCGGTCTATCTTTGTCGATTCGATAAAGGTCCGGCTACTGTCCCCAATCTCTAAGAGTATTGAGGTACAGGATGACCGAAACATTGCCATAGGCAAAGCTAAGTCATTCGGGCGCACCATTCTATGGATGAATCCATCGGTCTTCGACCGAAAATGGTTGCACCTTGTTCGTGCTCGCTTCTGCGAGCGTATGAGACACTACCTTCCTAAGGAAGGAACACGTCTCTACTCCCAGATCATGCTTCCGCAGGATCTGGGAGGCCTCGGGCTCGGCTTTAAAGACGAGTTACCCGAGTTAATTGCTAGGTCGCCTGAGGCGACCAAGCAATTTGTTGTGAAGCTCCTTAGGGGCTCAGCAACAATGCGGGAGAGAATACTCTTCAAGAGTTTCACCCGCAATGTGCCCAGGCGCGGAGGCCCCCGGGCACTTGACCTCCAACTTTTCTATGATTTGTCGGCAGGTAAACCTGAACCCATCGCTGAAGCGAGGGACAGGTTAGGTATCTCAGCGGATACTCCGCTGAGGTTCCTTACGAAAGAGTTAGCCAGAAGGCGACTCTTCACGTTCGAGCGGATGGAGGACGTAGTCTTCCGTCCGGTCGTATTCAAGGAGCTCCTCCTTATGGAGGGTCCCCCTGAGAGCAAGGATCTGTATAATACAGAGCCCTGGAGGTCTCGTTACCAAAGACTTTGGGAAGAGACCTTTGAGATCAATTATGTCCATCAGGATGTTATTGACCGCGTCGTCAAGAGGACTGAAGTCTGTCTTGACGTAGAAACCGTCCCATACCAAGGATTCCTTGGATGGGTCGGCTACCTGTTCCGGAGGGCCATAAGGCTCCCCGAACCAGTTAGACTTGTCGATGTCTCTTATGAGGTTGAGACAAGCCTTTA